GTTTTCATAAGAAACAAGTGGTCTTTTTTTAGCATTTAACCAACCAGAAATAAGGTTTTTTTTCCAAATCCAATCATACTTATAATTCTTAATATTACTCATTCTTAAAGCACTACTAAAAGGCTCACTGCCAAATAAAACAATAGCACCATTAGGTTTAATAATTCTATTCAATTGTTCCCACATCAATTCAAAGTCAATAACACTATCCCATTTACAAGCAGTAGTTCCATAGGGTGGGTCTGTAATAATAGCGTCAATACTATTATCTTTAATAGTTTTCATTACTTCAAGGCAATCGCCTAATCTTAAATCTATCATATTTTATTTTATTTACATAATTGCATACCTTCCAAAGTTAGGTTTGCTTAATACGGAATAAGTTGCATACCTTACCGCATCAATTGTATGATTATGCTTATCAATTGGTTTGTTTATTGTTTTACCTGTTCTATCTTCTTGCCATTTGTAGTTTCTAAATTCTTGAATACAATTATGGCTATCTTTATGAATGTGTATTTTAAAGCGTTTTAACAAGTCTATTCCTGCATTGACACTATCAGCACCTTTTAAACTTGGTCGTATGTTAAAACCCATTCTACGCAGTTCCTCAATCAATCTTGGCTCTGCACTATCAAAGTAAACTAATTGTCTATCTATTCCAATATCTTTCCATTTGTTTGCAATATCAATAGTTGTCATTTGTGTTTGGTAAATATGTTCTTTTACATAAAGATTATATCCTTGCTTGTAAACACTTACTAAAGTTGTAGGGTCATTTGTATAACCAGCATCAGCACCATAAGATATGAACTCTGCATCATAAGGTAACGTATCAAATTCGTAATAATTAAAGATAGTAGATTTTGAAATAGATTTTAAACCTAATCCATAAATCTGCCAATAGGTTTCGTCTGTTTCTTTTAGTCTTTCAATCTCTTCTCTTATACTTTCATTTAAAAAAGTATTATCTAGGTATGTAGTTATAAATAGTTCAGCATCATCTCTAGGAATTACTTTGTCATAAATCCAATGGTACTCATCAGATGGATTAAAGTCTAATATGATTTTATCTTCTGTTCTAAATATTAACTGTTGAAAGTCTTCGTAATCTAGTTCGTTTGCTTCGTTTATAAATAGCAAGTTTCTTTTACGACCTCTTACTTTTTGTGGTTGGTCTAAACTTATAAACTCAATAAGGTTTCCGTTTAACTTATATTCGTGATTAGACTTATTGTGTGCCTCCTCTGAATAAAAACTATGTGCTTTTAGTATATCTAAAAAGTCACGCATAACAGAAGAACGAACCGCTGGAAATGTTTTTCTACAAACTGTTATCGTCTTTCCAGTATTCTCTAGGCAGTATTTAAAAATAATAAAAAGCAAAATGTTATAAGTCTTTCCAGACCTAGTTCCGCCTTGCTCTATTGTTATTTTTTTATCTGAATGTAGTAAATGTTTAAATACTACGTTAGTGTTTATTTTCAATTATTTCTATTTGAAAGTTTGTAGGCATACCATCTGCTCCAGTTATTTCTTGTCTTTCAATGTAACCTCTTTTCTTTCCTTTTGTTTTTAAATAGAATATCATTTCAGAAGTCTTGCCTTTCTTTATATTTTTAAACAGTTGACTTTCTACAAAATCTAAAGCCATATTTTCAATATCATTAACTTCTTTTTTATACTCATCATCTTCACGCATCCATAAGTAATGTGTGTTTCTTGAAATACCTACAATTTTACAAGCAGTAGTTACAACACCTAAAGATTGTTCAAGTGCTTCTATCATAGCTTTTTTAAGTGTAACATTTTGTTTATTCATTTCTAATATTTATTAAACAATATTCTTGCCACATACATCGCAAGTTAATTGTTCTTTTTGTTTTTGTTCTTCTTTTTCAATTATATCTTCAACAGAATCTTCAAAAGGTAATAAATCCAATCCCCAATCTTCTAACTGCTGATTATTCCATTCGTTTGCTAAAACATCCCAATCCCATTCTCCAAATCCTACATTGTCTTTTACAATAAACTCTCTTTGTTGTTCTTCTGTTAACTCATCAGCTTTTAATATCCATACTTCTTTTAGTCCAGCTTCTTTACACGCTTTTAAACGCATATTTCCTCCAAGTACAATCATATCGCTATTAACTACTATTGGTCTTAATTTAAGCATCTCTGGAAACTCCTTAATAGATTTAACCAGTTGTTTAAACTTATAATCTTTTATGATACGAGGATTGTTCTCGTTGTTTTTAATTTCTTGTATGTTTACTAATTGCATATTTGTATATAGTTATTTTTTAATTATTTTATTTCCGAGTTCAATTTCTTTCTTAAATCCTAAATCAATTAAATCTTGTTCTTTCATAACTTATCTAAATCTTTTTTTAATCTTTCTAAAAAGGTTTCTTCTCTATCATCTCCAGATAATAACCAATCAATTCTTTGTGCATAGATTGCTGCTTTTCGTAATATATCAATACCTTCCTTAAATTTTTCTATTACTTCTTCAGGGTATTTATTATCTATTTTCTTTTTACTATTTTTTAAAACAACTTCTTCTATTTGGTCTGCAATATAATTTATATTGTTTTGCTTGTATTCAAATCTTCCTCCACTCATAATTTTTATTTTTTTAAATGTATAACTTAATATAAACGAAATAGATAATAATTATTTTACTTTAAAAATCTACTTCGTCTATACAGTAGTTATGTACAATACTTGCGTATCAGCTTAAAAATAACATTCAGTTCTGTAAAGTGAAAAGGCTTATCTCTTCTTACAGGCAAAAATGCTATTGTAAATCCGTGTTCAGCTTCGTATTGTTCCCTCACCAACTGTCCGTTAATCTTGTATAGGTATATCCAAGGAAAGTTTGCCACAAACTCAACGTCTATTCCTATTTTATCAAGCCTTTTCTTTAGTGTTTCTAATTGTTCCATATTAATCTAATTTTAAAAAGTCTGCCGAAGTATGTTCGTTAAACCATTCTTTGTTTTCTTTGTACTTGTCAATAACTGCATCAATCATTACCAACTCATCTATATCAGCAGAAGATATTTTATTAATTAGTTCAGTTATTTTTCTAAATACATTCATTGTCATTTCTTCGTTATTATTGTAAACAGTATTAAAATCTTCATTAACATAATCCTCTAACATATTTACAAATCTATTCCCTAGAAACTTTATATCTTGTCTGTACTTTGTTGTTCCTTTTAAATTTTCTATTGCTTCAATAGTCAATTGTCCTAGTATTACTACTTTTAAATAATCTAATTGTTTGTTCATTTTTTATAAAATTATGGGTGCAGGTCTTTAAATATCGGTGCTATAAAACATTCTTTAATAATTATAAGCGCAATATAGTAAAATTTTTATTTTATAAATTCCCAATAAAAATCGCATTGTAAATCTTTAATAGGTGGAGTTACAAAATAAGACTGATGAAATTCACTTGGCGTTGCTCTATATCTGTAACAAGTTGATTTAATCTCACAACCATCTCCACTACACATTGCTATGTCTGGCATAATTTTCTAATTTTAGTTCTAAATAAATTAATCTCTCTTTTAATTCGTTAAATTCTTTCACTCCTACAAGTTTGTTATAACTTAAATCATTTATTGATTTTTCAATCATATCTTTGTCTAAAAACTTTACTACATTATTTAAACTGTACATAACGGTTGCGTGATGTTTTTCTAAAGGGTCTCCAATTTTTTGAAAAGTATGCGTTGTCAATCTTCTGGCTAACTCATAATAAAATGCCCTAGCTTCTACAAGTTCTCTTTTTCTTGAATTAATTTTAATATCTACTTCAAAGATATTATTTACATAGTTAATTAAATATTCTAAATTTATCATTTTTTATTCTGTTCTTAATTTTAAAATAATGTTTGTTGTGATGTATGATTTTTTATTCTTTGGATTGCTGCATTGTAATACTCTTTATCTAATTCACAAGCAGTTAATTCAAATCCGTAATCGTGACAAGCTATTGCTATTGAACCTGAACCTAAATGTGTATCTAATATTTTATCTCCTTCTTTTGCGTAATTCATTAATAACCATTCGTAAAGTTGAATAGGTTTTTCTGTTGGGTGTATTTTATCCGTGTGATTATGTTTGTG